CCTCATTTACGATGAACGGATTTAAGATAACTGAACAAGGCGATATTGTAGATAAGATTTACAAGCATCGCGATAATTACCATAAAAAAGGAATGTTTTTAGGTTGGGAACAATTACACAAACATTATTCAATGACATTAGGTAATTGCACCGATTGGACGGGTTACCCAATGAGCGGTAAAACTCAAGTTCTTATGGAGCTACTTGTAAACACTTCAAAGTTTTACGGTTGGAAACATTTAGTTTATTTTCCTGACGTAGGAAACAATGTTGAAATAGTAGCCGATTTAATACATAAAAAGACGGGTAAAAGTTTTAATCCAAATGCAGAAAACGTAATAACTGATATTGAAATTACTCACGCTATGGAATGGGTGTTTAGACACTTTCATATCGTTACTCGTAAAGAAACAAAAGGAAAATTAAGTCCGCAGGATTTTTGGGAATGGGCAATTAAATTAAAAAACACGGATGAAGGATTACACACGGCTTCGATTGATAGTTGGAAAGATATGAGCCACGATTACGAAAAACATGGAGGTTACGCGCAATATTTAGAATATATTTTACCATTAAGAAACCATATTGCAGAACAAAACGATTTACATTTACACACGATCATTCATCCCAAATTAACTGAAAAGGAAAACGGCAAAAGACCTGCTCCAAGTCCTTACGATTTAAAAGGTGGTAGTGAATGGTTTAACTCGGGTAAATCAATGATAACAGTGCATCGTGAGGATATTTTAAGCAATGAAGTTACAATTTACTTTAACAAAATTAAACCACGTTCGATAGGCGAAGTTGGAAGTATTAAAATGTACTTTGACAAAGACCGATTGACTTACTATTTTCAGGATGCAGAAAACAACAATTACACGAAATATTATGCAAGTGAACAACGCAATGTAATTAGTAATCAGTTTCCAGCTAAACAACTACCTTTGATTAAACCCGATATAGTAAACGGAAAAGAATTACTTTCGTTTAGTGAAAAGTTAAAACAAAATCCTTTTTGAATATGAAAGTAACGGATAAAATACAAATAACGAATGAAGATAACATGGAGCTAATGGCACGTTATCCTGATAACTATTTTGATTTAGCAATAGTTGACCCACCTTATGGTATAGGAGATTTTAGAAATACAAAATCAAAAAAACATCATAAAAAAATAGATTGGAATAATGAAATACCAAAAAAAGAATATTTTGATGAATTAAAAAGAGTTAGTAAAAATCAAATAATTTGGGGAGTTAACTACTATTCAAAATATATTGATAGTGTTGGTAGAATAGTACACGATAAAACTGGAGGAGGTAAAAGAAAATCACCAGATGGTTTATCAGATTGCGATATTGCTTCACATAGTTTTGGAGTCAATATGAAAATATTTCATTACACAAGTATAGGAAATGTAATAGGTAATGTTATTGATTGGGAAAATAATTTAAGATGGCATCCTTGTCAGAAACCTATTGCTCTTTACAAATGGATATTAGATAAATACGCAAAGCAAAGTGATAAAATACTTGATACCCACTTAGGCAGCGGCTCAATAGCAATAGCGTGCCATGATTACGGCTTTGACTTGACAGCCTGTGAATTAGATTTAGAATATTATGAAAAAGCGGTTGAACGAATTAAAAACCATACTAATCAATTAAAACTATTTTAGAAAATTATAACAAGCAAAAACACGAATAAATGAACGAATTGACAATTATAACTGGCAAAGTAAACTTAGACACTACTTATTTAAAGATTAAACTAAGCCTTGAGGAAATAAAAGAACGTGCCTCTAATAGATATGATTTAATACATTCAATGGAACGTAGCTTAGCAGACTTACAACAAGTAAAAATTAGCTACGATGCTATGGAAAAGGAACTAAGAGCAGCATTACAGCAGAATTTTAGACTTGAAAAGCTATTAATGGAAGAGAAATTTAAAGTCAAGGATTTACAATCACAATTAAATTTTAAAGATGCCACGCTGTAAACATTGCAAAGAAAAGTTTGAGCCTATCCGATTCAATATGAAATACTGCTTAAAAGATGAGTGCGTTCGTGTTTGGGTAGAATCTGAAAAGGCGAAACAATGGAAAGTTAAAAAGCAAAAAATGAAACAAGACTTAGAAACTATCCAAGACTTTTTAAATATGACACAAGTTGTATTTAATCGATTTATACGTGAGCGAGATAAACACGAAAACTGCATAAGCTGCGGTAAACAAATAAATGGAGTAAGACACGCATCACACTATTTAAGTGCTGGAGGACATTCAAACGTACGCTTTCACGAAGACAATGTTTGGGTAAGTTGTTATAAATGTAACGTGATGCTTTCAGGTAATCAAGTTGAATACAGAAAAAGGCTAATTGACAAAATCGGAGTTGAACGAGTTGAATGGTTAGAGGAAAATGGAGCAACAGAAAGAAGATACACCAAAGAGGAGCTACGAGAAATTATGTTGACTTATAAAAAAAAGATAAAAGAATTGTAATTATATTAAAAAGAATAATTACTTTTGACCCAACAATTAAAACTTAAATTATGAGCGTAACAAATTTCGAAGAGTTCACACACGAACTTACAAGCGAAGAAATGGAGATTTTACCCGTAGTTGTTCATGGTTTCCGAAACTACAAAAAAACGAACCCAATTAAGTCGGAATTAATAGTAACCCGATTAAACGAATATCTTTTAGCACGAGGTTATAAAATTAAAATGACTGGCGTTCGTTTGCGTAAAATAGTTAACTACATTCGAACAAATGGCATCATCCCTCTGATTGCAACTTCTAACGGATATTTTACAAGCGATTGTAAGCAAACTATCCAAGAACAAATTCAAAGTCTTCAGGAACGAGCAAACAGCATAGAACGATGTGCTGCTGGATTAAAGAAATTTTTATAATTTTTTTTTTGATTCCATTGTTATATTAAAAAGAATAGTTATATTTGTCAAACAATTAAAATTTTTTTTATGAAAAACCTATTTAAAAGTTTAGCAGCATTTCAGCAAGAGGTGCCAGTGATTCACAAAGGAACGCAAGGTTACGGGTATTCATACGCTGACTTACCGAAAATCTTTGAAGTAATTAACCCATTGTTGCAAAAACACGGATTAGGCTTCACTCAGTTAATTAACGGACAACAAATAGTAACTTGTTTATTCCATTGTGAAAGTGGTGAAAGCATAGAAAGTAAAACGGATATTCCACAAGGTGTTCAATTAAAAGGAATGAATGACTTTCAAGTATTAGGTTCTGCAATTACTTATTTAAGACGTTACGCACTTTCTTCGATTTTAGGTATTGTAACCGATAAAGACGTTGATGCAGCTGGAGAACAAATAAAAGCCGTAAAGACGGAAAAAAAGCCTACGATACAAGGTGAACGTTTTTTAAAAGCAGTAGAAGCAATAAGAGCAGGTGAATTTACAGCCGAAGAATTGCAAGCGAAGTTTGAGTTAAATGAAGTTCAACAAAAAGCATTGTTATTGATATGAAAATAAGAGCTTCACAAATAGGAAAGTTGATGACTTCGCCCAAAACAAAGGGTGAGGTCTTATCTAAAACTACAAAGACCTACATTCAGGAACTTGCAGTCGAACATAAATACGGAATCCGTAAAGAGTTTTGGAGCAGATACACTGACAAAGGTAATGAAGTAGAAAACGATGGAATAGAACTTGTTAACGATGTGCTGAATTTAGGCTTTATTTATAAGAATGAAGAGAATCTAACCAATGATTATTTAACTGGAACGCCTGACGTAAACACGAATGAAATTCTTTTGGATGTAAAATGTTCCTGGGATGCAACTACGTTTCCGTTTTTTGAAACCGAATGTCCGAACAAAGATTATTACTATCAATTACAAGGTTATATGTGGTTATCAGGTAAATCTGAAGCGTTACTTTGTTATTGCTTAGTAAATACACCTTTTCAAATAGTTGAGGACGAAGTAAGGCGCGAACATTGGAAACAAGGTTTAATTGATGAAAGTTTGGATGTAAGGGACTTTGTTCAGTCGAAACATAACTTTGACCACATACCAAAAGAAAAGCGCGTAAAAGTCTTTAAAATAGCAAAAGACGAAAGTGTAATTGAACAAATTAAACAACGAATAGAGTTAGCACGTGAGTATTATAACAATTTAATTAATGAATTATGAATGTAAATAAAAAAGTAGCAAATAAAAAATGGATAATTTG